TTTTTCTCGGTCCACTATCCGTGTGCCAATCATATTTTTGTTTTTCTGTACCTACATATTTTGTAAATTGACAAGACTCAGAATAATCCCATTGAAAATTCCAACCTGCATTGGCATTTGCTTCGTGTACTAAAGGATGTAACTCACGGTAAATCCAAACAGGATCCATCCATACAACATTTGAGTTACGTTGTTTTTCTAATTTTTTTTGTTCATTAGGTGTCATGTTATTTGGATCGTATCCAAACGTAACACCTGCTTGTTCTTTTAATTCTTTTCCATACGCAACAATATCATCACATATTCGTGATGGTATAGCTCCATGAAAACACCAATAATAATTTTCTAACTGCATTCTAATTTTCTTATTTTATCTTATACCTTTTTTTAAAAGGTATGCAAATTAGTTTTGATATTTGTAACGTATAACTACAACGCCTGAACCGCCTGAACCTGAAGCTCCACATGTACCGCCTGGAGATCTATTGCCTCCGCCGCCACCACCTGTGTTAGCTGTACCACTTACCGCAGTTCCCCCTGGATTAGCTGTACCGCCACCGCCACCACCTGCTCCGCCAGCAGTAGTTCCACCACCTGGTACTGCAGGACCAGTAGGGCATCCACCACCACCACCTGCTCTTGTAACAGGCGAACCTGTAATTGAACTTGTTGCTCCTGCTCCGCCAGCAGTGCCTGCTCCACTAACAGGAGTATCTGCTCCTGCTGCTGTTGCTCCACCAGCGCCAGCGCCAGAACATCCGCCACCTGCTCCTGAACCACCACTTGCTCCTTGAGGAGGAGAAACAGGAGGAGTATTACCCGTACCTCCAGCAGAAGTGCTTTGTAAACCTCCGCCACCTCCACCTCCAGAACCTCCTGGCTCTGCTGAGTTAGATGGATAACCTCCACCGTGACCACCACCTGTTGATGTTATTGTACTAAAAACCGATGCTGCACCATTAGTTGCTGATGCATCCATAGGAGAACCTGTTACACCAGAACCTCCAGCTCCTATTGTTATTGGATAACCTTGTGCAGTAACTGTTAATCCGTCAGGTGCATTTAAAGGCGATGCTGAATAAGGATCAGAAGAAACTTTACCTTCTCTAAAACCACCAGCTGCACCGCCACCACCGTGACGACCACCTCCTCCAGCTCCTGCAGCAACAACTACATAAGAAACTTTATCTCCTCCACCGCTTGAATTACCAACAGATGAAACAGTAAAGGTACCAGTAGATGTAAAAGTATGTATCTTATAATCACCCGAAGTAGTTTCCGTACCACCTGAAGCTACTGTGTAAACAGCTTGAGTACCACCTTGATCTGCTACTGATGTTATAATCCAACCTTGAGTTGAATCTACATATAAAATTTGAAGTGCTTCTCTATCTCTAGAAAAAATCGCATTGTCACTTGTGCCTTGAATTTTTTCTGAGCCATTAGCTGCTACAGTACAGTTATTTGTATCCCAAGTTCCTGCATAGTCTGCTAAAGCTATTTGAGCACCAGCAGAACCTGCTGGTAAGTTTACGGTAATAGCACCACCTGTTGTATTTACTAAATATCCTTTTCCTGCCACAGCAGTAAATGTTGATGTCTTTACATCGGAGGTTTGCCAATCAACAGCGCCAAAGCCTGTTGCCGTTCCTGAATTTGTTATAGTTCCTGCAATATTTAAGGTGGCTCCTGAAGGCAACGTGATTGTGTCACCTGAAGCGCCTACTTGTAAAGCCGTACCTGATTGAGGTTCTATCTTGTCTGTTTTAAGTGTATTATTTACGCCATCAATTTCAATCGTCATAATGCCTCTTTGATAGCATTATTTTATAGCAATTGGAACTGAAATGAAAGAGCTACTATTGGGTCTTTATTAAAATTTTTGCTTATGGAATGTCTTAGATATGAAGAGAATATAATAAGAGTATCTTCTTTTAATTCTTGTTTCCACCGTCTTTTTTTGTTTCTTCCAAACTCATATTCAAACATGACAGTTGATGGTTTGTCTCCTTCTTTTAAACAATATAAAACAGATATTTCAGGAGATCCTTCATAATCCCAATCATCAATATGATGGTGCGATCCTAAATTTTCATTAGGCATTAATACTAAACCACCTCTTTTAACCAATATAGGAGTAGGTCCATATTCTCCTCGGTAATGATCTCTCATGTAGTCATGTATCCAAGCTAGATGTTGATGATCATCTATCTTTACATAATTGTAATCAGCATACCAATCTTCGTCATCTAAACGTTTTTCTAAAACGTGATTACGAATGGCGTTTGCTATTAAATTTTTTTTATCTACTTTAAGAAGATTAGAGACTTTATGTGTAATAACAAATTGTTCGGATAGAACTTTCTTACTAAACATTAATTATAAGGCAACCCAAGCAGAAGCACTAGCGTCCCATCTAAAATTATTAACTGGATCGGATACATCTTTGCAAACCCAACGAGTGTTAGTTTCATCCCAAGAAATTTCGTAATTAGCTACTCTTGCATCTCCAGCACTTGTTCCATCTGGTGCTTGATTAGCATCGATGTTTGCTTGTGTCCAAGTTGTATTATAAGTTGTAACACTTGGATAAGCTACAGGAGCTTCCCAAACACATGTAGTTTCATTGACGACCCATGATGCAAATGGTTTTGGCGGAATAAATGCATCACGGTCCTCATCATAAGTGTGACCTATTCCAGCATAATTTTTGCGAAAAGGAGTCCCACCTAAAGCGTGAACATTAGCTTGTGTATTGTAAGATGTTTGTTTCCATAAAGGCCATCCGTGTATATTTTCTAAGAACTGTATTCCTACTTGTTCATCTTCATTATTATCAGCGTTTTTACAGTCTGCATCTGCAACGACTTCTACGCCAATAACTTTTGAATTAATTCCTAATTTTGCGAAATGTGCCATATCTATCTCCTTATACTATATTAAAAATCTTTTTTGTTAAACATTAATTTTGGTATTTGTATCTTATAATTACAATTCCTGAACCGCCTGTTCCACCAGTTTTAGCTGGATATTGTGCACCACCTCCACCATTACCAGTGTTTGTTGTTCCTGCCGCTCCATTACCTCCAGGAGCACGAGGCACACCTGGACCACCAGCAGCTCTTGTAACAGGAGAAGCTGTTATACTATTAGCATCACCAGCACCGCCTCCACCTCCAAAGACAGCATTATTGTTACTACCTACTCCGCCAACTCCGCCACCACCAGCTCCGCCAGAACCACCACAAGAATAAGGACTACCTGTGCCGCCTCCATTATTACCAAAAGCTCCGCCAGAAGCACCTGGAAAAGTAGAACCACATGAACCACCAGCTCCGCCACCACCAGATCCATTACCAGGAGATCTTCCTGGAGTTGCGCCTTGAGGAGTAGAACCACATGAAGAAGGGTTTGGTGCTTCACCACCACAACCACCTCGTCCGCCACCACCAGAAGTTATTGTTGAAAAAACTGAGTTTGCACCAGAAGCACCGAAACCTCCAGCTCCACCGCCATCACCACCTGTGCCACCGCCACCTACTGTAACAGGATAAGCTGTAGCAGAAACAGGTAAAGCAGAAATACCAGAAGCTTTAGAAGGACCACAATATGTTGTTGCAGAAACTTGATAAGCACCAGCTCCGCCACCACCTCCAACGTTTCCTCCAGATCCGCCACCACCGCCACCGCCAGCAATAACTAAATAATCAACGGTATTGGAACCTGATGCATTACCTCCACACGAAACTGTAAAAGTTCCTGATCCTGTAAAAGTGTGAATTTTAAAATCACCAGAGGTAGTTTCAGTTCCTCCGCTTGCTGCAACATATTGAGGCCCTAAATTTTGAACATTAGATTCTTGTACATATAACCACCCTTTGGTAGCATCTACATATACAAGAACAACACTTGCTCTGTTTGTAGACAACACTGAATCAGTAGCAGCTCCTTGAATGTTAGAACTGTTTCTTCCTATTGTTAAATTGTTTGTTGCAAACGTTGCTGCGTAATCTTTAAATGCTACAATAGCACCTGCACTAGGACTAGCAGGAAGTGTAGCAGTAATAGCTCCACTTGTTGTGTTTATAAAATATCCTTCACCAGATACTGCTGTAAAGTCTCCTGTTTTAAGAGTTGATTGCCAATCAATAGCAGAGGTTACTAATGTTGTAACATCAACAAAACCTAAGTTACCTGAACCATCTGTTTTAAGTGCATTGTTAGCACTACCATCTGCATCAGGTAGTATAAATGTTTGATCAGAAGAAACCGTTCCTGGTGCTTTTAAACCTATATAATTTGAGTTATCTGAATCAAATAACTTTACTTCGCCTTGACTATTAATTTTTATTTCAGACATAAATGTTTTTTACCATATTAATTTTGATACTTGTAGCGAATAATAACTAAACCTGAACCACCTGCTCCAGTTGAGTTAGGAGAAAAAGATCCAAAACCTTTACCCCCACCACCGCCACCAGTGTTAGCTGTACCAGGAGAAGCTGTGTTTGTATTTGTTCCACCACCAGCGCCTCCTCCACCAGGACCTGCAGCGCCTCCTGCGCCTGCGCCTGATGATGGACCATCATAACCTCTGTTGCCTGCGCCACCACCACCTGCTCTTGTAACAGGGGATGCATTAATTGAAGAAGCAATACCGTTGCCACCAGCACCACCAGATCCAGTGCCTGCGCCAGGACCTGTAGGAGCGTTGCTTCCTACTGAACCTATACCACCTCCGCCTGAACCACCTAAAACTCCTGTCGGATATGTTGATGTAGAGCCTCCTGAATTTCCTTGTGAAGGAGATACTGGAGGAGTATTACCAGCACCACCAGTAGTAGAGGTAGAAGAATTTCCATCAGTGCCACCTCCTCCGCCGCCAGATCCACCAGCAGTTCCATTTGCCGTATAACCACCACCAACGCCACCGCCTGCAGATGTAATAGAACTAAATACAGAATTAGCACCACTTGCATTAGCTGCTCCTCCACCACCTACAGTGATAGGATATGCTTGTGCAGTGATAGGTGTTCCACCTGTAGCAGGGTTGGGAAAAGATTCTCTGTATCCACCAGCTCCGCCACCGCCACCAGCTACACTTTCGGCTCCTCCTGCTCCGCCTGCAATAACTAAATAATCTACTGTGTTTGAACCATCTGAAGTTCCAGGAGCAGTAACAGTAAAAGTACCGCTAGATGTAAATGTATGAATTTTAAAGTCACCTGATGTAGTAATAGTACCTCCTGTTGCTGCAACATAAGGAGGTTGTAAATTACCAACATTATTTTCTATTAAATATAACCAACCTTTTGTTGCATCTATGTATTGTAAAACAACAGAAGCACGATTAGTTGTTAAATCTGAATTGTTTGCTGATCCTTGAATGTTTGAACCATTTCTATCTATTGTTAATTTATTTGTTCCAAAGGTGCCTGCATAATCTTTTAAAGCTACAAAGTCGCCCACAC